GCCTTCATCCAGATGAGGCTGAGATTTTATGTCTTGTTAAAGATAAGAATCTTGAATCAAAATATAAAGTTAATAAATCTTTAGTTGAAAAAGCCTTTACTGATATTAAGTGGGGTGATAGATCTTGACTAAAGGATTTGAAGACAAGAAAGTTAAGTGTACCATTGACAATGAAGAACTTAATAAAGTTGTTAAAAGATATAAAAATGTCAAGAAGTATATGAGGTCTCCATTGTTTGCTGTGAAAACAATGGATGGTACTGAAGATTATGTGAGTAAATTGATTGAGGAAGGGGAAACCCAACCTTGACTAATTGAATTTTTTGTTATATAATAAGTAAACCTATTTTTTTAAATAAAATGGAAGAGCAACAGAATCATCTTGTACAAGTAGTACAACAACAAAAGGATATTATTAGTGAGATTAGTGAATTGCAAAGTGCATTAGATACAAAAAGAAATTTGGGTATGAAGCTTCAAGGAATTATTGAGTATCTTAATAGTCTTGGTGTTACTCTTCCTGAAGCAGCATCTGAAGCAGCAGCTGATGAAGAAGAAACTGTAGAGGGTGCAGAAACCACCACTTGACATATATAGTTTATGGGGTTATAATAGACCCATCGTTCAACCCCTTTTATGGGGTCGCAAGTAAGCCGGTAAGGAACGGAGTTCGTTCATCTTATGTAACATGAAAATTTTATTAGCTTTATTGATGGCAGCATCTACTCCTGCAGCATGTGCTCAGGGACAATCAGACAATGGAATGGATTGTTCTGAATATAAAGAAGTTGTTGAAGTTGTTATGGAAGATCCCTATCTTTCAAAAAGTGAAAAAGAAGCTATTTCAAGGAGGGTCATGAGAAATGTCCCTCACACTTGTATAAAATCATAGGACGCATCACCGACTAAAGGAACGGGCCTTAAAATCCAATTACTTTAGGAGTAAATCCAATGGCACAAGTCACATACAGAGGTGTTAACTATGACACCAAGGACAGTAAGAACTGTCAGAAGCAATCCTCTGAATTAGTTTACAGAGGTATTAAGCATACTGAAGAAAAAGTCGTATGTTCTCGCTGATTATTAATGGCTTAATTTTAAAGGGGCTTTGACAGCTCCTTTTTTTTATGTCATAATATATAAATGATAAAAATTATCTTATGGAAAAGGATAAATTAAAATTAATTGTCAGAAATTTAAGATTGTTGGTGGATGCTCTTGAATCTGAAGTTTATTCTGATGTGAAATCATATACCTCTAGAATGTCAGAAACTCTTCCACCACTTCCAGATTATGATGAGGTATTTGAAGACGATGAGTAATGATGATTGGAGATATACTGATGATCGTTTAAAATTGAGGGCCCAATGTATAAATATACTATTAAAGAGATTTGGTGGTGTTCAAATAGATAAAGTTGGATATTCTACCCAAGACATTTATGAATGTGTAGATGTTTGGGTCTCTCAGGGTAATAAAACCTCTAATGGTTTAGTTTCCTTTTTCAAAGCATATTTTATCAAGGATGAGATCTACAAAAAAAGCGGCTAAGTATATTATAAAACATTCTGATTTATTTACAGAGGGTGATATGTTATATGCTAAAAAAGTGCTTCATCAAAAAAAAATAAAAAAATTATTGAAAAAGACCAAGAATGAATTTAGTAAAATTGATATCAGTAACTCCTGATGCCGAGAGGCTGATGGGGAAAATAGCTAGGGTTTCAAATCCTAAGAACCAGGAGAATCCTAATGTAGAAGGACTTTTAAAGTATTGTATTAAGCATGGTCATTGGTCTGTATTTGAGCAAGCACATATGACGGTAGAGATTAATACTACGCGTGGATTAGCTGCTCAAATCCTAAGGCATAGGTCATTTACCTATCAGGAATTCTCACAGAGGTATGCTGATGTTTCTCATATGAGAGAAGATATACCTTTACCTGAATTGCGTAGTCAGGATGATAAGAATAGGCAGAATAGTATTGATGATGTAGATCCTGCTATTATTGAAAAGTATAATGGTATGATGCGAAAGTATTTTGATTCGGGGATGGATCTTTATAAGTTGATGCTTCGTGATGGTATAGCAAAGGAGTGTGCTAGGTTTGTACTTCCTCTTGCTACACCTACTAGATTGTATATGACAGGTTCTGTCAGATCATGGATACATTATATTGACTTAAGGTCCGCACATGGAACTCAAAAAGAACATATGGATATTGCTGAATCAATCCGTAATGTATTTTCTTATCAATTTCCAGTTGTAGCGTCTGCGCTTGACTGGGTATCTAAATAACCTTACATATATTAAAAAATTATGCCTACATATCCATTGAAAAATTTGAAGACTGGTGAAACTAAAGAACTCTCTATGTCAATGGTGGCATACGATGAGTGGAGAAAAGAGAATCCTGATTGGGATAAAGATTGGATGGCAGGAGTTGCTGCTATTGGAGAAGTGGGAGAGGTATATGATAAGCTGAAGAAATCTCATCCTGGATGGAATGACGTTCTTCGTAAAGCATCTAAGATGCCAGGTTCTAATGTAAGACCTGTATAACTTACCAAAAACCAAAATCAACTTTTAGTTTCAAAAATGGGGGTAAAAAAACTCAGGAATTTTTTTACACCTATTACTTTTTTTAAAAATATATGCCAAGAAAAAAATCAGCAGGTATTAGCACAAATCCCGTTCCTTACGGGATGAGCAATAAAACAATGAAAAGAAAAAAACCAATTAATTTAGATTATATTAAAAAAATTGAACCTCTTACAGAGAATCAATCACACTTTTTTGAAAGTTATAAAAAAGGACAAAATTTAATTGCTTATGGAGTAGCTGGAACAGGTAAGACTTTTATTACTCTTTATAATTCTATACTTGATGTATTGGACCCAAAATCTCATTATGATAAAATATATATTGTTAGATCACTTGTAGCAACTAGAGAGATTGGGTTTCTTCCTGGAGATCATGAGGATAAATCTCTACTTTATCAAATTCCTTATAAGAATATGGTGAAGTTTATGTTTCAGATGCCAGATGATACTTCATTTGATATGCTCTATTCAAATTTGAAGGCACAGGGAACTATTGGTTTTTGGAGTACTTCTTTTATAAGGGGTACAACCTTTGATAATTCTATTATTCTTGTAGATGAGTTTCAAAACTTGAATTTCCATGAACTTGATAGTATAATTACAAGGGTTGGTGAAAATTCTAAAATTATGTTTTGTGGTGATGCCACTCAAACAGATTTGGTTAAACAGAATGAAAGAAATGGTATTTTTGAATTTATGGAAATTATAAAAAATATGCCATCTTTTGATGTTATAGAGTTCAACGCTGAAGATATCTGTAGAAGTGGATTAGTTAAAGAGTACATCATAGCAAAAATGGAACTTAATTTATGATTTTTAATCATGTTGATTTGAATCTTTCTTCATTAGAAAGAGAAACTATTGATGGTGTTAGATACTATAAGATTCCCGAATCTGGTGAGGTTATTAAGTTAGTATCTATTACTTCAATTATTAGTTTTATTACTCGGGATTTCTTTATAAAATGGAGAAAGAAGGTAGGTGTAGAGGAGGCTAATAAAATTACCAAGGCTGCAACTAGTAGAGGAACAGACATGCATACTCTTGCTGAATGTTATCTATGTAATAGAGAACTCCCTCCAGTTCAACCTTTATCACAATATCTTTTTAAGCAGGCAAAACCAGATCTTGATAAGATTGGTAATATTCACGCTATTGAACAACCATTGTTTAGTAAACAACTTGGTGTAGCTGGTACTGTTGATTGTATTGGTGAATATAATGGAGAACTTTCCATTATTGATTTTAAGACTAGTAAAAAGCCCAAACCAAGAGATTGGATTGATAATTATTTTGTTCAGTGTGCAGCATACGCTTGTATGTTATATGAAATGACTGGCATTGTAATTAAGAAATTTGTAATCATTATGTCCTGTGAGAATGGAGAAGTAGAAGTCTATGAAGAATACGACAAGAAAAAATATATTAAAATACTCTCAAAGTATATTAGAGAATTCGTTACTTCTAAGTTACAAGAATATGCCAAAAACTGATAAAGATATTGATAGTATAATTGAGAAGAAGTTTTATTCTTCAAAAAAATTTACTGATGAAATAGAATCACTTGCTATTAATAATGGTATGAAGTATATTGATGCTATTGTATTTTTCTGTGAGAAAAATAACTTAGATGTGGAATCAGTACCTAAATTATTATCTAAACCATTGAAGGAAAAGATTAAATGTGAAGCTATGGAATTAAATTTCCTGAAAAGAACTTCACTAGCTAAGCTTCCTATCTAATGATTAAGGTGAACCCTTTTGAGACCTATAAATCCTATCTTGGATTAAAAAATCATTTTACAAGAGAAAACTATGACTATCATAAGTATTGTGGTAAATCAAGAGCATCATTAAAATCCTTTTATAGGCGAAAGGATAGGATTTTCTTTGAGCGCCTTAGTAGACAGAAAAAGGATAATGAAGTATTAGATTTCTTTGTTTCTAACTTTGTAAGTACCACTGATCCACAAACTTTATGGATTGGTGAGATTATGAGGAATGGTGAGAAGGAATATACAGATTGGAAAAGAAAAGTTCAATCACTATCTTATGTCTTTAGAGATGAGTCTGAGAATATATTTTCATCTAATAAGGTAGATGATGTATTTGATTGTTCTAATGGTCATCCTATTATTTTAAAAATGTTTTTAAATGATGAGGTTAGTATAGAGACTATGGTAATATATGATAAAATATTAAAATATGCTTCTGATTTTGATAAGAAATTGAAAGATCCTGTGTGGGAAACCGTAAGTTTAAAGATTAAAAAATATTCTTCCTTTTTGAATATAGATGTAAATAACTATAAGAAAATATTAAAAAAAATTATTCTGGATTAGATATGACATTTTTTCAATCAGAGATAGTTCAAGAGGAAATCAATCGAATAGCTGAACTTCAGGAAAAGGTATATTCTGATGTTTTTTCTGTCCCAAATATGAATAAGTCGGAAAAGATAGAACATATTAATCTCTTGGAAGAATTATTAAAAAAACAAGAGATACTTTATTTTAGATTGAATATGTCTGATGATCCTGAAGCAAAAGCTATGAAGCAACAAATTATTGAAGGGGCTTCTTCATTGGGATATTCTAGGGATACTGATTTTTCTCAAGTTTTTAAGAATATGAATGATGTTATTAGAAGGTTGAAAGCCTCACTTGACTAAGAATGATATATCTGTTATAATAGAATCATGAGGCTACCTAATCCTCATAAACTAAGCTAAGGGATACAGACCAAATACAACGAATACGAGGTACAAATGGGTTTTAGCGACTTAAAAAAGGCATCTTCATTGGGCTCTCTTACCAATAAATTGGTAAAAGAAGTTGAAAAGATGAATAGTTCTGGAAGTAATTCTGATGAACGTCTTTGGAAACCAGAGATGGATAAATCAGGTAATGGTTATGCTGTTATTAGATTTCTTCCTGCTGTTGATGGAGAAGAATTGCCTTGGGCTAAATTGTTTACTCATGCATTTCAAGGTCCTGGTGGATGGTATATTGAGAACTCTCTCACTACTATCTCAGGTAAGGATCCTGTTAGTGATTTGAATAGAGAATTGTGGAATAGTGGTAGTGAACAGGATAAAGATACTGTACGCAAACAAAAGCGTAAGCTGAGTTTCTATAGTAACATTTATGTTGTTAAAGATCCTACCAATCCTCAGAATGAGGGCAAAGTTTTTCTTTATAAGTATGGAAGAAAAATCTTTGATAAAATTATGGATGTGATGCAGCCAGAATTTGAGGATGAATCACCGATTAATCCTTTTGATTTTTGGGAAGGTGCTAACTTTAAACTGAAACTTCAGAAGAAAGATGGTTACTGGAATTATGATAAGTCCGAATTTGATAATCAAACTCCTCTATTAGAGGATGATGAAGCACTTGAAGCACTTTGGAAGAAACAATATTCTTTATCTGCTATTACTGCTCCCGATCAATTCAAAACTTATGATGAATTGAAAAAGAGGCTTGATTATGTTCTTGGAAATAAGAGTAATAATCAGAAAGTTACCAGTGAAGAATTGGATTATGATACTACTTCTCAAATTGAAACCAAAAGAGTTTCAGATGAGGAAGTATTGAAGAAACTTGAGAAGAGTGTTGCTAAAAGTAAAAAATCACCCCCATCAGAAGATGAAGATGATGATACTCTAAGCTATTTTCAAAAATTAGCTGATTCTTAAAATAAAGGGAGGGGGGGTTTTTAACTCTTCCTCCTTTTTTAATTATAAAGTCTTGCATTACTACCTTTTACTAAATTCTTAGAAACATATTGACTACTTCCTTTTTTGTATGACATTATAGATTCCATATCATTAATTATGGTATTAATATATTTGGATTTTAA